TCTTCGTAACCTTGAACCTTTGTGTCTTTGATTATGTTGACAATAGTTTGATCGATTTTAGAAGCAACTTTCTTGTTACCTTCTTTACCATCCTCTGTCATATAGAAATTAGCTCGTTTATTTAACTCACCTTCTAGTTGGTCGGCAAGATTTGCTTTTGCAATTAATATTGCTTTATCCATTGCCATCTGTAAGTCAGGACTTTCACCAGAACCAACTGCATAAATAAAGTTTTCAGCATCACGATTTGTAATCAAACCCTTTTCGATTTGAGCGTCAATATACCATTGTGGCACTTTATTAAGAATACGACCATCCTTAATTTTTGCTTCTTCTTTTACTTTGTACACTTTATCTTTATCTGCTTTACCTGTTAAAGTTTTAGAGCAGTTAGTTAGTGTCAATGCAAGTAAAGCAATTAATATAATTTTAATCATGTGTTTTACTCCTTCACTTTTTCAAGAACAGTTGCCGTTATGTCAACCATCTTATCCATATTAACTTTATCCTTAAATGATTCCCAATGCACCGTAAGGACGACAATGCAAGTAATAATAATCAGTAATCTGGTCATTATTGTTCTTCCCAAACACCCTTTTCATTTAGACAAATCAACCCAGGTGTTTTAAAAGGATGATCTGGTCTTGCAAAGTATCTACAATAAGCAGGTACTGACAAATCTGCATAATAAAATTGTGCGAATAGTTCCCAATAATTAGGACCATCGTATCCGTCTTGACATTTTAATACTTCTTCTTTAGTTATAGTTGTTACTCCATTTTTTGTAACCGATGTTGTGATTGTTTTAATCATACAAGGGTTTTCATTTAACCATTGTGATTTTGTTTTACCATAAGCATAATTTGATATCAGTAAAAAAGTTATAAGAAATAACATTGATAATATAAAAGGTCCTATAGGATTTTTCATGCTGTGTCCTCTATGATCCAACGACCGTCAGGCATTTGACAAGCGACACCCCATTCACTCTCTCTTTTGATACCACTCATTGGCCATTGATGTTTGATTGAAATAACTGATGTATATTCACGACATTTTTTCATACCATTTAAATAACTTCTATGAATTGATACAGATCCCCAATTACCTGTAGCAGCATTGCCCCAATTTGTATGTGATGTTTTTCCAGGTGCTGTGTTTAGTGTATCGACAAAAACTGCGGTATGAACATTCATATCATTTTTGTAAAAGAAACTTGATCCCAACATACCACCAACTAATGTGCAAGCAGCAGTAAGTTCTAATCCTGAATTAAGTAAAGCACGACAAGTGGTAAAACCGCTTATTGCACCGGCACCTGTACCAATATGTGTTCTAACTTGATTCTGTGTACAGCCTGTCAGTAAAAATAATATAATCAATACTCTAATCATCTTCCTATATCCTTAATATCTTTTTTACCAACAACCATACTCGGGCCTTTATTGTAAGCAGGTGCAACGGTATATTGTTTACTGACTTCTAATTTAATATTGTCAACTGGTTTAGTACCACTAGATTTATATGTAAGTTTTTCTTCTACATTTTTATGATTGTTAAATGTTTGTAACTTACCTACTTGTTCTAACGGCATAACCTTAAAACTATCTCTACGAATAGTTCTATGTGGATCAATACCAATTGATCTTAATAACTTGTTTTGTTTCTCAACTGCCTCATAATAAGATTTGTTTTTTATAACTCTCTTAAACTTACGAGGACTTGTATTGTGTGTGTAAATAAAACTCATTATAGACCTGCTAGTTTAGATAAACCCCATAGTAAAACAAAGGTAAGTATTGCTAAAAATATTAAATACTTAATCATTATAGACTCACATCCTCACCTTCAACAGAATTAGAGGCTTTCAATCTTCTTTTATTCTCTTGATTAATTTCATACCAAGGTTTATCTTTTGACCATTCTACAATGAGATTGTCAAAATTCTTTTGTGTTATAGATGTACCACGAAATAAATGTGGTTGATCTTTTTTAAGTTGTTTCATATCTTGAAGAAACTTAACTTTTTGTTCGTTTGTTTTTTGCATAGCAAATTCGGCAAATAAGTTCTCTTTGTTGTATATACCTTCCATAATGTAGTCCTTTCAATTTAGTTTATATTATCACACTCGGGCCTGATTGTCAAGCTCTCTCTTTTTGTACTCAGCGTTTATCATTTGCTGAGTCCAGTCTTTTCCGAACCATGTGTAATTCGGATCATAATCATGTATTAACATGAAATTCACTTTTTGACCGTAGTCATAAAAATAATCTTCTCTAGCAGGTATTAATCCTGGCGATATAGTGTAACTATCTGGATACACATCTTTATAAGTTTTGAAATAATCTTCATCATCAACAATAGAAATCTCAGAATGAAAACAAGTATCGGTAATACCTTTACTCTCTTGATACTCAAAATATTTTGTATCACATTCTTTTAGTAATTCTGGATCGTTTTTATTAATTAACAATCTAGATAAATGAGAATATGGAACATTTCTGATTAGTGTAATATGACTTTCAAAATGTCCGCCAACAGAATCCATATCATAGTTATTTCTAGTGTAAATTAAATGTAACATTAGGCAGCGTCTTTCAGTTGTAATTGTTGACAAGTTCTAGTAACTTGTTCAGTTGATAAATTAGCAAATGATGGTTTTTTGAAATCATCACGGCTAGGGTTAAAAGTTGAATGAAGAAAAAAGAATACATCATCTGGTTTTCTGTTTTTAACATTAACAAGGTGATCAAAAATTTCTTGTTCTCTTTTATTCATATTATTATATAATCTGATTTGTCTATTGTTCATGTTAGGCCTCGTTCATAATTGATTCTTCAATAGAATCAAAGTTAAGGTCAAATTTAATAACTTTGTTATTAGTTAAAAATCTTAATTCATCAATAAAAAATAATTTATCAGATGAAGTTTTTAAAGTCGCAAATTTTTCATATATTTCTTGTATAGTCATAATGTATATCTTTCGTTTTTGTTTATTATGATACTACGCTACACTATTTTAAGCGAAAAGTCAAGTAAAAAATGGATAAATCGGGCGTTAGGAACCCTTGTTTTCTGCGATTTTTGGGATTATTTTGATTTGTTGTAAAAATACAACACTATAAGGCGTGAAATATGACTAGTTTTGTTCTACTTTTGTTCTATTTGCGACCTCTAAAGTAATGCTTCGATGGTTCGTATCTATTTGTTACGCTATGATGCCAGAATTTTAGAAATTTATTAACTAGTAGTTTTACCTGTGCCATAATCACACCTTATGATTGTGAAGTTTGAGATATCAAATCAAATTTCGGATTAAGTACGCACCTTTTGGATTGTACCTATTCATATTTAGACAAATTAAATTTTTGAGTATTTTTTGAGCGATTCTCGTAAGATTTCTGATCCGCCAATGCGAACATTGATAATACCATTGTAGTAATCATCGGTCTCTAAAACTTTTCTTTCAAATTGTTCTTGGGCTTCTAGGTAACTTGCGACACCTCTACTGGGACAGTAGTGTAATATTTCTCTAGTGAATCTATGTTCACCTAATCTGAGTACATCATCAACCAAATGTGAGTTTGAACCCCAATAAGTTCTCCAATCACTCTCTTTTGTGCCTCGTCTTTTGTTCTTTCGGCCTTTGAGTGGTTTCTTTGTAGTTTTGAATTTTGCTAACTTCTTACCCACATACTTCTTGTGGTCAATCAGATTTGTTATTAGATAAACAAATGCTTCACAATCTTCTGGTAGTTCTTCAACTGGTTTATCTTGATAAGTCCATTTATTCTGTATCTTCGTCATAATCGATAACATCTTCTTCTATATTTTCGTGTTCTTCACCACAAAAAGGACAGTATTGTTCTATGTAATCGTCTGGTAAATCATGTCTAACAATGTAGTTCGCACTACAATGGTCACATACAGTTTTTAAGTTTGGGTTGCTCATAGTTTAAATCCTTTAAAGCTATCTGTATCAACATCTTGTTTGATACCACCAACAATATAACTTTCTATTTCTGTTTCTTGTGGTGCATTTTGTAAACCCTTACTACTTAACCAATGTGTTGTCCACGGTAGAGGATTATTTGTTCTTGGTTGATCATAAACTGGTTTAAGTCCTATTGCAACCATTCTTTTGTTTGCCATATATTCTACATATTGATTTAATAATTTATCATTCAAACCAATCATAGAACCTTCTCTAAACAAATACTTTGCCCATTCTTTTTCTTGTTGAACAGCAGTATCATACATATCATAAACTTCTTGTTCAGTTTCTTTGATTATCTGTAACATCTCTTTATCGTTTTCATGTTTACGATAATTGTTGATAATATTTTGTGAAACTGCAAGGTGTAAATTTTCATCTCTTGCGATTAATGATATGATTTTAGCAGAACCTTCCATAAGTTTGAGTTCACCAAATGCAAAACTACAAGCAAATGAAACATAGAATCTGATACCTTCAAGTATATTTACATTGATAAGTGTTAGATATAATAATTTTTTCAATTCTTTTCTATTACCTTCACCCATCAAATGATACTTATGAGAATATTCGATAAACTTATCATATGCTGCTGTAACTGTTTCTGCTCTTGCCATAATCTCTGGTGTCTGTACAATGGTATCTAATACCTCTGTAGGATTAGAATATACATTTTTCATTATGTATGTATAAGAGCGACTATGTATTGTTTCACTAAAGTCCCATGCAACAAGCATTGACTCTAGTTCTGGTAGAGAACAGAATGGTAAGAATGCTAAACAAGGACCACGACCTTGTACACTATCTAATAATGTTTGATACTTTAGATTAGATGTAAAGATATGTTTCTGTTCATCTGACAATAAGTTATAATCATTTCTATCTTTTTGTAAAGATACTTCTTCTGGTCTCCAGAAGAAACCTAATTGTTGTTGATTCAACTTTTCAAAAACAGGATATTTCTGTTGGTCAAATCTTTGTGTGTTGGGTTCTGCACCAAAAAACATTGGTTGTTTCATCCAGTCAACTTGTTTTGTATTAAATACTTTTGTCATTCTTCTTCTCTTTCTCTTGTCTTTCTTTTTTTGCTCTTCTCGATTCTTTCAATCCTATTTCTAGTATCTTATTTTCCTCTTCTATTTTTTCGTGAAAATATTTAGATGGCGCAGGCTTCACATTCTTCTTGGTCATCCAATATAATCTCCTTTGGTTCTTCTTTTATATTATCATGCCAACCAACTGAGTGTGTTGGTTCATCTAATTCTTTTTTACCATCATATGTATTTTGATAGTAAGATGTTTTCCATCCTAACTTATATGTAGTGAGTAAATCTTTTGCCATTGTTGATAGTGGCACTTCATTACCCTCATAGTTTTCAGGATTGTAAGACCAGTTACCTGATATTGCTTGATCAAAATATTTTTGCATAATCGCAACGATATTTATATAACCTTCATTATCAGGCATGTCCCATAATAATGTATAAAAATTCTTTAGTCTATTGTAATCAGGAACTATTTGTTTGAGCGTTCCTTTTTTACTTTTCTTAACAGATAGGTAATCCCTAGGTGGTTCAATACCGTTCGTGGCATTTGAAACAACCGAACTACTCTCTGACGGCATTTGAGCTGAGAGCGTACTGTGTCGTAACCCATACTGTTTAATTTCCTTGCGAAGATTAGTCCAATCATAACTTAACTTTCTCTTAATTATATTATCTACATCTTTCTTATATGTATCTATTGGGAGTATACCATCAGCATATTTTGTGCGTTCAAAATAGTCGCACTTACCTTTTTCTTGTGCTAACTGATTACTTGCTTTCAATAGATAATATTGAAATGCTTCTGTAACTTCGTCAACTAGTTTCCATGCTTCTTGATTATTATATTTTACTTTGTTCTTTGCAAGATAATGAGCAAGTCCTATGTAACCCACACCAAGACTTCTTCTTGCTTCAGTAGATTTCTTTGCTGCCTCTACTGGATATTCTTGATAATCTATAATTTCATCTAATGCTCTTACAGATAAATCACAAAGTTCTTCTAGTTCTTCTTTATCTTTAATCATACCTAAGTTGATAGCAGATAAAATACATAATGCAATCTCACCTTCAGGATCATCTATGTGTTGAACAGGTTTAGTAGGTAGTGTAATCTCTTGACATAGATTAGACATATAAACTTTATCTTTAAAAGATGAATGAGTATTACAATGATCAATATTCATAATATATATACGACCAGTTTCTGCTCT